ATCGTGTACATATGTATAGTTGTAAAGTTTACATTGGGTATTCATTCTTAAGCTCATTAGAGCTGACCAACCCCAACCTCTAACCCCAACCACACACACACTTACTTTTCACTTTGACCTCTGTTCTTTGTGACCGCCAGTCTACCTGTTGGTCGTGAAGTAAATACGTTATTGTAGAAAGTTTCTGTGTGTCCAACCTTTGTATTATATATCAACCCTACCTCTCTATCTATCTGTATTCAGTTCCTCATTCTCCACGATGTTCACTATCTGTGAAACATGTCCATTATGTTAGAATCCTTTTGCAATTAGAGCACCTCCGCTATTAAGTTAGCACTGCATACGCGTCGTCCTTTAGATTAACACCCTTTAGGAAATTTACGCCTCGCTTCGTTCTCCGCTCGAACGCACCAACGTCAAGTGTCGCTACGTCGAAACGCGACAAACGCGCCCCTCTTGAGGGCTATTCCTCAGATGAGGATACGCGCCGTTCATCAGAAGATGAACACCCCCGTCCCCGCCAGAAGACTTCGAATAAGATCAAGTCTTCTCTGGCTCGTTCCCGTGATGAAAGTCACCATTCCCACAAGGGAAAGAAGAAGTCTCGAGTAGAGTATCATTCCTCGAACACTTCGTCTTCCTCTCGTCCCCCTTCGTCTGCACAAGTCGAAAAAGTCCGTCATGTCACCTCCCAAACAGCTCTCACAAAGAGTCTTGTTGAAGCATTGGAACTTGCCGGTATCAATCCAAAGGACCCGCCCTCAAAGAAACAGTCTATCGACATCACCAAGTTCTCTACTTTAGAGTTCTTCCACGATGGCAAGCTGTATCTTACGCCCCCTCCCTGGTCCTACACCTCTGACCCTGAGCCCACCGCTCGAGCCCAACTTCGTGTCCGTCTTGGATCCCCAAGTCGAACAGCCACCACTTTTGAAGATTTCCGTGAGATGTACCAGTCTCATTTCAACTTGATAATGTCTTGGAATACCGGAAAGCTTCAAGAGTGTAAGAAAGAAGGTCGAACCTTCTTTGTTGCCCTCGACAATGCTCACCTTCGCCCCATCTTCAAGATGTGGATGAAAGCCAATCGTCCCTATGGAGTTTTGCTGCTGTACCTTAAAGCCTCAAACTCTGTCATCAACGATTTCCCTCTTCTCCTCAACCGTCCCACTGATGAAGCTGTCTCCTTCGCCCGCCGACTCACAATCGCCCGCGTAAAAGATGCTTTGTCAAACAACTTGAAGCAACCCCGTCCCGTTGATCTCCGAACAGATCGCCATCTTGACAACTTGATTGTTTTTGACACACGCACCCGTGTCATTTACCTTCTCAAGTCTGTCCTGCGAATTGTTCGCGACACCCCGTTTCGTAAAGCCCAGTACTTCAAGTACGTTTGCGATTGTATAAATCGCGACGTGCCTACGTACAAGCTCACATGGAACAAGTCCACTCGCATTGGAAAAACTCCAGAACAGCTTCTTCAAGCTTCCGGTTTCACTCCGTTTACCATTGCCACTGCTCCTGCTACCTCCTGTGAGATTGCCTCATCCTTGATTGAAGGAGGTGAACGTTTTATCACTAACGCTTACCTCGACTCTCAAGGAGCCTCTGCCCATGCTTTCTCACCAACTTCGATCATTCAGTCCATCTTCACCTTGTTGGGTACCATGTACAAGGAGATTCAAACCACACTCGTTGGCGCTGCTAGACCTCTAGCACGCGTCTTCACTGTGGCGATCCAATCTCTTCTGCCCTTCATGACCAGAGATGACAAAGTTGAACAAGCCACCCTCATTGCCCGACACTTTGCTCTACTCTCTACCAACAACTCCGACATGATTGAAGATCTTGAGAAAGTTCGTACCGCCGTTTCTGCTGAGATTGGAAAGGACAACATTGCCCATGCTCCTTCTTCTTTCTCAGCTATAGACGCTATTACGAACGCTCTCCGTTCTGCTCTCGGATATGAGTATGACCCTCTCCAATTGAAACGTGACTCAGATTCTGCACGTCAAATGTCCTCCATTTTGACGCCCACTGCAAAAATCTGTGTTTTCCTCTTTGGAATCCTCATGCTCCTTGTCCCTAAGCTTTATGAAAAAGTGACTGGTTCCCCGTGGTCAGATGATGAGCCTTCGCTCATCGCTGCCTTCGAGGACGCCAATCGCGAAATCATTTCGCTTCCCACCCGTGCCCCCTCTCCCGACGAGATTACTCGTGCTTTGGAGAAACTTTGGACTACATTCCGCGCCATTCCCGTCAAGTCCCGTTCCTATGTCACATGTTCACGCGTTATGACTTCTACTCTCTTGACAACAACTCGCGCCCTATCCAATATCTCTGCCGCACGTTCTCGTGTAGAGCCTGTCTGTTTGATCCTTCATGGAGATGCAGGTATCGGCAAAACGGTGATCACACCGTACATTGCCAATGCCCTCAACTCCTGCCACCATCTTCCCTACTCGTCTATCTGGCAACCTGTCCTTGGTTCTCCATATCATGACAGCTTTGCTGGACAAAACGTGACCTATTTTGAAGATTTTCTACAAGAAAAGGATCAAACCATGTCCTATGCCTCTGCCTTGTCCTGGTTTGCTATGATGTCTTCCGTTCCTTATCCTATGAACTGTGCTGAGTTGGAGAGAAAGACAACAACCTTCTTCTCCTCTCGGTACGTTCTTATTTCCACGAACGTCGATCGTACATACATTGCAAGCCTAGTGCAACATCCAGATGCTGCTTACCGCCGCCAACACTTCATCGTGACCCCTCTCAATTTCCGAGGTCATGAAACAGATCACAACGCCTGGAGATTCCGGATTTCGCCCGACTCTGCATATTATGCACACGTCCTTGCTGAACCCGCCCTCAATCCCCAGGCACTCACTTTTGCTGACCTTGTTGGCTTGGTGGAGCGTGCACAACGCACCCACCAGCAGCATTTTGATGCTCGCATCAACCACACCCCCGCCTTCCTTCATCAATACCCTCCTGGTGATCCCCGTCCAATAGACGATCCACATTCTCTTGATCCCCAGAATCGAGCACATGGAAAAGTCGGAGGTGTCCTTCCCCGCCCCTCTTCCTCAATTACTGAAGACAGTGATATTTCAAGCGAAGAGTCTCTTCTCGATGCCACTCTTGAAGAACTCTACGCTGAAAACGCCTCTGTTGCCAGTTTGCCCGATGAACCTTTTGATGATCCGCTTCCCAGCCTCTCCATCTTCAGCAAGGTTCCGCCCCCCATTCCTCCACTTGATGATCAACTACCACCTGCTCCTACTCGGTCCTGGTTCGCAAGAGCTAAGGACTATCTGAAGTATTCCTATGCAGGGTGGAAGATCACCGGAAAAGCCATTGTTAATGGTGTTGCTGGGTTTTTCTCGCAGATTTCCGAGAGTGTACGCCGTGTGATACGAGTGACTTGTCTTGCCCTTCTTGGCATTTTTGCAGTCACCGTTTCATTTTTCGGTTTCCGACACCTCTACGGAAAGTTTGTTTCCAACAACATCAACAATGTGAATGTTTCTCCCATCATCAACATTTCTGGAGGAACTCCCGCCCCTGTCCCCACTGAAGACCATCCGTGGTCCGTTGTCACCGAGTCTCCACTTGATGCGCATTCTCCTCAAGCAAAGGATAAGATGAACCAGCCTGCTCGACAACAAGCACAACCTCGTGTTGTTGTCAAACCTGCAGTCGCCCGTGCATCTCCCTTTGTCACTACCAAAATCCAGAATGCCATCCATTTCGTTGAGACTCCTCACATCGGACACTACTCCTTGTGTATTGGTGGTAGGGACTATCTCGTCACTGACCATCTTGTCTCTTACGGCAAGTATGATGAGATGTTCCTCACCGCCAACAATGTCAAGTACGCCTTCAAGACGGATCAAGTTATGATGTCTGGTCTTCCCGACTCTGATGTCTACCTCATTCGTTTTCCCGCTACTGACATGCATGGAGTCACCCTTCCCCAAGGTCCCAACATTGTCAATCACTTCTACAACGGTCGTCACATTCAATACGGCTCTCAGACAGCCTATTGGCTGCGCCCTAACATGAACCCTGTTTCTACAACTGTGACATTCCAGAATTCAGTGATTGGCTACACGTTCCCGGATGGAACTCTCTTCCAAACCGTACAAGCTGGTCGTTCCGAACACAAGTCTCTTCCCGGAGATTGCGGATCGATCTACATGTACGACGACGATGGTGCTGATGGTCACATCATAGGCATGCTTGTCGCTGGTAATACCAACGGCTACACTTTTTATGCCTACATTGACCGCAGCACTGTCGAGATGCTCCAACGTTCTCTCGATGGCAACGCTCATGGGTTGGTTAAAGCCGCCATCCCTGCCTCCAATGACCTTAAAATTGGAATTGCCGCCTTTGCCCTCTTCGGCGACGAAGATGATCAACCCCTCCACATTTCCTACATTTCAGGTCGCCATCCCTACGAGAGAAACCCAAACATCCGTTCCGAACCCCTCAAGCCCCCCCCATTGGTCGAAGCTTGCCACATGGAATTCTACAACCCCCTTGGATTCAAGCCTTTGGACACTTACAAGTCCCCTGCTGCTGTTTCCCAACGAGTGCGCTATAATAAGCGTACATCGTTCGATCTCGGTTGTGATCCTTTCCGTCGTGACTACTCGACCCGTCCCCCGATCAATCAGGACTTACTCGACAAACTCGCGCGCAACATGTTTGCTCGTCGATATGGTCTCCCTGGAGATGCAAAACTCTCCATCATCACCTTCGAAGACGCCCTTTATGGTTGTCGCGAATGTCGTCCCATTGATCCCAATTCCTCTTGCGGTTTCCCTATGAACCAGATGAAGGATCCAAAGACTGGCAAGAAATTCCAGAAGAATGGAGAATTGTACGATGCTGTCAAACGCACGTGCCACCCTCTACTCAAAGGAATGGTCCTCGCCTACCTTGAAGACCCCGAAGAGTCTTCAGTCTTTTACCCTTTCATCATGTCTCTCAAGGCCGAGCTCATCGACCCTGAAAAAGCCGCAAATGGAAAAGCCCGGGTGTTCTTTGCAGGTTCTCTTGTTCGAACTATCGCTGACCGCATGTTGTTTGCCATGGAAGTCCATGATGCCCAAGGCAATCACAATGTCACCACGCCTCACAGCGTCGGCTGCGATTTCAACAACCCCTACTCAGTACGCCCAATTCTTGAAGCTCTCAGGATGAATCCTGACGCCGAAGTTTTGCAGTATGATGTGAAGCGGTTCGACACCACCCAATGGCATGAATTCAACATCGCCGTGGGTCGCGCCCTCGCTCCCTACTACACTCCAAAACAAGGTGCTCTTATCTTGAGACACTTCCTTGCTCGCAAGACTGCTTTCATTGCCCATGGAGAGCGTGTTTACGAGGTTCCTGACCTGAGAACGTCCGGAGAGTATATCACTCTTTGGATGAACTCCATCAACTCTGCCCTCGCCGTAGAATACGCTTTCCACGCATTGAACATTGCCAACGAACTTCTCTTTACCGCCACCCAAGGAGACGATATGGTTACTTTGAAGAAACCTTCTTCCACAAAGATGCCCCAGATTATCGCTGTTATTCGCGACCGCATCAAGTGGGAGTTGACTACTCCTCAGAAGACCACAGACTTCCCCGATGCCTACACCTTTGACGATCTTTCGTTCTGTAAAAGAACGTATGTTAATGGTCATTTGGTTTACCCATGGGAAGTCCTTTCCTCCGCAGGTGGCTGGCGTAAGAAAAATCTTCCTGTTGACACAGCTCTGCAATCCATCGGAGACATGCTGCGTGAAGCACGCCACTACCACGACAACGATCTGACGTATGAACGTCTTCTTGCGTATTACATCGCAAAGACCAAGTACAAAGAAAGTGTCCTTCGTGAAGCGGCTTTTGCCAACGAAGCATACGGTCTCCGAAAAAGCATCACCCGACCTAAGCCTACTGGAATACACAACATGTCTGCTCTAGATGTGTGGTGCTCCGGTGAGCAATTGTTCGTAGTCTACCCTGATGCTGTCCCCGAAGTTTACGATTTGACCCTCCTGGCCCTCCATTTCACTGCTGCCGAAGTCATGTTCGAGATCCCGCTCTATGAGATTGAAGACATTGCCCCGGTTTGGCACTATGGTGAAAACCAAGAGTTCCTCCGATCGGAAACTTTCCACAAACCTTTGGATCTCGTTCATCGTGAATCCTACCACCTCGAGAAAGCCAAATCTGTTTCTAGGTTTCGCTCCACATTGCCTCCTCGGACACGGCCGGTATACTATGCCGGCGGTTTCGACTTCGACAATCCTGTTACCATCGACTGGACCGAACCCAAGAAAAAGACCCATCGCTTCCCAGGTACCCGTGACTTGCGTTTCAAAGACGGTTTCCCAGACTACGGCTTTGCCCTTGGTTTCCAAGACGTTCCACCTTATCATGGTCTCTCCTGGGGTATGCTACGAATGCACTACTACATGTTTTCTGCTTCCAACACCGCTCCAATTCGTGTTTTCCCTGATATTAAGGAAGCAGCGCAACCACATCCATCAGACCCTTGCTGCATGTTCAGTGTTATTGAAATGGCTCCAGCGATCTTCCTTCATCCAGAAGGCAACGTGCCCATCGTTGTTTACCGCTTCCCTCTCGGCGCTGTCGTTTTTGACAATGGTGCCCCTGAAGGATCTGGTTCTTTCTGGTTCTTCCCCGACATCATCCGAGGTATGTCAATCGTACCTAAATTACCGTTTGCCCAGCGGTATACGCCTGAGACGTGGAAGCTACTCGACGCTAGCCATCTCGTTGGTATCTTGGACTTTCTCCTGGCGAGAAAAGAGCGCCTCCGATCTCTTGAACTCCTTGTCCACGCAACATCGCGTAGCCCTGCTTTTGCAGCTCGTTTTCTTACCTGCGCTAAGTTATTCGATATACTTCGTGTGATCCCTTTGGCCCTCCCGCTCTATGTGGCCTTGATCATTAAGAGTTGTCTTTACCGCGCAGGAAACGTGCTGGTTCTGTTCCAGTTTCATACAATTTTGACCAATTTTGTTTGTGACACTGTGTACAGGATCGTTGCTCCTGTTGTCAAGGCGCTCTTGAAGAAGATCGTCGCTCTTGCTCGCTCTCTGGCTGGAAAGATGAAGAAAGGCCAAGCAATCGTTGCTTGGCTTGACAAAGTCTCCCCGCCGGATCCTGACCCTGACGCCCCCGTTGAGGACGCCAAGGAAGGAAACTAAATCCACCAAATCAGCAGTGTTCTAGGTATTCCGCACTTTAAACATCAGATATCCAAGCCCTGTTCCACGTCCTTTTGACGTACTGTCCACCTCTCGCCCCGCGTAGTTAACAGCTCATGGGGACTTTAGAGATTTTCTCAGTTACCTCTCAAGCCCTTGAAATTCTCGACTTGCCCACAGAAGAGTCGGTTGCACCTCCAGTTACAGAGGGCAATATCACCGGTGTTTCCACACTGGGTGTCACTCCTGCCCCCTCTACACTTCATCCAGGTGTGCACGATCCTCTTCCATTCCAACCTACATCTGTCGCTGATCTTATGCGAGAGATGCCTGTCTACAAGCTCACGTTCTCCAATTCAACTGCTGTCGGAACCGCTACTTCGTTCGCTCCTCTACATGCGTTGTTGGCGGCTCTAGCTAGCCCACTGCTATACCAGTATGACTTGTTGCGCTACAAAGCGATAAAGCTCCGACTTACTCCAGTCGGTTGTACACCTTCGCTCAATGGTGCCATTCGTCTTTCTGGTCAGCCATTTGACTGCTTCTCAGGCTCTGTGTTGGTCGATGATTATCGGCATTCTACTGTCGAAAACATCATCGTTCCTTTTTCTCACGCCAAAGAAATTTGCATGTCAATACCTTGGTTGTATCCTCGTAATGGGTTACAGACCTCGGCTCTCCACACCGCCATGATTTCACCTTATGTGAGTGCTACTGACAATGTTCCTCGTTTCACCTCTACATTGGCTTCCATTCTCTACAACACCTCTCTTACCGCATGTTCCGTGAATTACGTGATTTATGCCCAGTTTGAAGGTCTTGAGTTGTCTATGTACAATGGTGGCAGTTTGTCAGCCCCCACATCTTATCCCGGCTACCTTGCCATGACGAATTCTGTCTGGACCTTAGACACAACTCATTCGTATGGCAAAGGTGATAGAGAAGCCCAGAAGAAGTCAGAAACTGGTGTGATTTCGGGAATTGCTGGGTCTGTTAAGCATATTGCAGATTCAGTTGAATCCCTTGTTCCAAATCCCATCAGTCCTGTTGTCTCTACGATTGCAGGTGTGGTTGGTTCAATTGCTCAGTTCTTTGGGTTTGACAAACCAGCCAACGTCGATGCTACCACGCACGTTGAACCCCGTTTTGGCGACGATATGTTGCCAATCGGGGGACTGGATTCGTCTGTGAAGATGAATGTTGCCCAAGATGTGATAGATGACTTTGACCCATCGATCATGGGAGCTTCCAAGAATGATGCCTCTGTGGCACAGTATGCTTCGCGCTTTGCTGTTGTTGGCAATTTGACAGATCCAGGCACAAGCACCTATCCTGTGGTGCTTGGTTCAATTCCTGTGAACTGTAACAACCAATTCGTCAATGCTGCCGGCACTGTTATCCACAAGCCTCCCCTTTCCATGGCCGCTTCCTTTTTCAATAAATGGCGCGGCGACATTCGTTTCCGCGTTCACTGTCACATGGACATGTTTTCCACTGCCCAGTTAGTGTTTATGGTGACCTCTAGTACTTTTTCAGGCTCCATCAACACCATCAACGTCCCCCGTGAGACCCGCAATGTTTCAGGCTCTACTGTCATTGAGTTCACCGTTCCTTACATCAACTGGAAGGATTGGATGCAGATTGGTCCTACGACAAGTGATTACAACTTTGTCCTGACCATTGGTCTCAACGATGCTGTACGTCGTCAAGGAGTGGCCACCCCTGGCTACTTTATTGTGGAGATGGCCGGCCCTGAGGATGCTTCTCGCATTCAATTTGCCGAGCCTCGTCTCATGGCCATTTCCCATGGCCGCAATTTCCTCGACCTTCCTTCGCTCCCGTTAGGCCATAATCGCAATTCTGCGATCACTCCTGTTCCGTCCTTCATTGATCTGTTCAAGCGGTATACGTGGTATACTTCAACTGGAATCAATGTTTCTGTGTTGCCTGTGCCTTTCACGGTAACCACCAACTTGATTTCACTCATGATGTCCATGTTTCGCCACTTCCGCGGATCAGTTCGGTATCGGATGTTCATGGCTAACTACGAGGATGCTGTCATTGGTCTTTCTCCAGAAAACTCCGAGAACGACTATGGCAACACTACTTCGCTTCAAGGCGTAGTTCCGCGCCAAGGCCAGATCAATCCGTCCCTCGGAATTGAACTCCATTACGACAGTGCCGACTACTACGGTATTTACCCACTTGCTGTCACCGAGTACTATTACGGTGAGCCCCAGCTTCAGTGGCGTTATTACGGCACCAACGTTCCCACCCGCGATCTCTACATCGCCCTAGGTGATGACTTCTTCGTCGCCTGCCCCATGGCTACCCCGCTCATTCCGATATCCTCTGGATTTTTCGACGTGTCCAAGCTTGTAGCTAAAGCTGTCGCTAGTAAAGCACTAAAGACTATCGACACACCGCCTGCTTACCCTGCGGTTAATCCCCCCCCCTCAAGTGCCCCTTTTTCTACAGAAAAATTCAAGCCTGCCCCCTCCAGTTCATCAGGGGCTTTCTTTTGATCTCAATTGAAAGCAGTTTCCAG